TATGAGAACGAGCCACTCGTTTGGATTCAGGGGTTTGGGTTTACAGGTAACGGACATCATGAACAAGGAAGACTACGACAACGTGGGCCGTGATGTAGGGCTGACGTTCGAAGGTAGGATGTCAAATGCACTTGATGATGGTTTAGCAGTGCCGTCGATTGGTGGATCGGGAGCCGACTACTTACAGATGGTGGGCCGTGCACGTTTACGCATGGTAACTTTGGATCAGGAGTACAATGAAGCGTCTGATAGATCTCTTCACTACCCCAAGTTGGTGCAGTTACACAATCAGATTGAGGAGTACAAACGATCCACAAACAAGTTTGACTATGTGGACATGATCGACAAGTACATTCAGGTCGGGGAGCCACCGAGTTTGGACTATCTGTTTGTTGATGAGGCTCAAGACTTTACCCCAATGCAGTGGGAGATGGTGTCGAAGATAGCGGACCATGCTGATCAGGTGTTTATTGCAGGGGATGATGACCAAGCGATCCACCGATGGACAGGGGTGGATGTGCAACTGTTCAACAAATGTACGGATAACATAGAAGTGTTGGATCAATCGTACAGAATCCCAAGTTCTGTGCATAACCTAGCGAAGATTGTTGCGAACAGGATTGATGATCGGCATTTGAAAGTATTCAAACCTCGGGAAGAAGAGGGACTTGTCGAGTGGATATACCACCTCGAGGATGCACCCTTGCACGAAGGGTCGTGGACTTTGATGGCTCGAACCAATGGGTTCGTCCATGACATGGCAAAGAAAATAAAGGAGATGGGATTTAAGTTTTCTATCAAGGGTAGGCCGAGCATCTCAAACAAACTGGTTTCTAATCTGTTTACATGGAGTGATCTGTGTCAGGACAAGAAGGTGGGGCTACAAAGGATCAAGGATCTGTATTCATCTGTACCCAAGCAGGGACAGAACGCAGTGGTTAAACGTGGGTTTACACAGAGGTTAGATGTGTTGGCTCCTGATGCGGAGTTAACGATGGAGGAGTTGCAAAAGGAATATGGGCTACTGGTAGGAGCAGAGCATAGTGGATACGAAGTCCTACGTGTTGGATCAGTGGAGCAAGATTACATTGCAGCTATGGCAAGACGCGGAGATGACTTACTGTCGGAACCTAGAATCAATCTGTCTACTTTTCATGCCATGAAGGGTGGTGAGGATGACAACTGTTTGGTGTATCTAGGAACGACCAAAGCATGCAGCGAAAGCGATTACCCCGACGATGAGCATCGAGCGTTCTACGTCGGCATAACCAGAGCAAGACATTGTCTCTACTTACTACAAGCAAAAACAAATTACAGGTACACGATATGAAACGTGATGAAGTGTTGGATACAGCAAAGGAATTAATCAATGGACAGAGGGCCAAGGACTACGGTGATGCACACGACAACCATAGTAGAATTGCTTCGGGGTGGAACATCATCGTAGATGGGGCAATGGAGAGTCATGGACACCTGACCGCCTCGCATGTGGCGTTGATGATGGACTGGGTAAAGAGTGCGAGACTTGTCGAGAACATCAATCATCAGGATTCATGGGTGGACAAGTGTGGGTACTCGGCTCTTGGAGCAGAGCACAGTGGCAGGGGGGACGACAAACCTTCTATCTTACTGCCTCGGCACGAAGAAATATTAGCTAGAGTGGAAACGAAGAATGCAAAGTAATTTATTTGGCAGTGCATTACACCACCAGATCAAAGGGGAACTAGATCTAATAGATCAGGACTGGAACATACCGCCAGAGTATCCAGACCTGACAGGCTACAAAGATGTGGCTGTAGATCTTGAGACCTACGATCCTAACATAAAAACACTGGGGCCAGGTTGGGCACGTAAGGACGGTCACATCATTGGCATAGCTGTGGCAGCAGGGGAATACAAAGGATACTTTCCTATCCGCCATGAGAACTCACACAATCTAGATCCGAAGTTCACACTCAAGTGGCTGAAGAAACAGATGGCTGTGCCTGACATGAACGTGATCATGCACAATGCAACCTACGATGCAGGTTGGATGAGGGCCGAGGGCATAGAGATACAGGGCAGGATCATAGACACGATGATTACTGGCGCATTGGTAGACGAGAACCGTTGGTCCTTTGGGCTAGATGCAATGGCTCGAGACTTCGTGCAGCTTCGAAAGAATGAAAGGCTTCTACAGGCAGCAGCCAAGGAGTGGGGCGTAGATCCAAAGGCAGAGATGTACAAGCTACCACCCAAGTATGTTGGAGCCTATGCAGAACAGGATGCGGTTGCTACGCTTAAACTATGGGATGCGCTGAAGGTACAACTCGAGGAGCAAGAACTCTGGCACATCTGGAATGTAGAGACAGATCTTATACGCTGCATGTTAGACATGAGAACCAACGGTGTGCGTGTGGATCTCGACAAGGCAGACAAGAACAAGAAGTTAATTCGCGCCAAGACCAAGGAGCTACGTTCGTTTATCGAAAAGGAAGCAGGGATGAAGGTAGACATCTGGGCCTCTGCTTCTATCCAAAAGATGTTTGATAAGATGGATATGGAATACCTGACCACAGAAAAGGGTGCACCATCGTTTACCAAATCGTTTTTGATCGATCACCCATCGAAGGTCTGTCAGGCTTTGGTTAAACTACGTGAGTTTGATAAGGCAGACTCTACGTTTATCGATAGCATACTGCGCCACGAGCACAACGGACGGATACACACAGAGTTACACTCCACACGAAGGGACGAAGGGGGCACGGTCACTGGTAGATTTTCATCTTCCAACCCAAACTTACAGCAAATTCCTGCGCGAGATCCCGACATCAAGAAGATGATTCGTGGTTTGTTTATACCAGAGGACGGTTGCCAGTGGGGATCGTTTGATTACTCGAGCCAAGAGCCGAGGTTACTGGTGCACTTTGCAGCGTCCGTACCCACACACCTACGCCATGCTGTGGTTGATAACATCGTGGATGAGTTCAACACAGGAGATGTAGATCTCCATCAGATGGTGGCAGATCTGGCAGGGATTACGAGAAAGCAAGCGAAGACCGTGAACCTTGGGATCATGTACGGCATGGGCGTAGCAAAGTTAGCAGATCAGCTTGGCATACCTGCGGATGATGCGAAGAGTTTGATCAGACAACACAGGGACAAGGTGCCGTTTGTTAAAGGACTGGCTGACTTAGCTACCAAACAGGCATCAGCCAACGGTCAGATACGCACTCTACTGGGCCGTAAGTGCAGGTTTCACCTTTGGGAACCTGTCACGTTCGGAGTAGGCAAACCCCTACCTCACGACGAAGCACAGAAGGAATACGGAAAACAGATTAGACGGGCCTTTACTTACAAGGCACTGAACAGATTGATCCAAGGATCAGCAGCCGACCAAACTAAGAAGGCGATGCTTGATTGTTACAACGAGGGACTTATTCCTATGCTCACGGTTCATGATGAGTTATGCTTTAACATAGAGAACCAAGATCAGGTAGGAAAGATTAAAGAGATTATGGAAACAGGGGTGCCACTCAAGGTCCCTTCCAGAATTGACGTAGATATTAAACCAGATTGGGGAGAAGTAGAATGATTGAACCAGATATGAAAACACTTGGACTGAGGGACATGCATCCAATGCAGGTCGAATCACTCATGGACTTTGTGGGTTGGGCCATTGACCTAGCCGCATTGGTCGGTGATGAAGATCTCCTAAAGGAAACAGAGGGATCGGCTGACGAACTGGTTAGGATGTTCGGGGGCAAAGGCGTTAGGATTGAGATCGAAAGTTAGTCTGTAGAGCCTTGAGAAATCAGGAGGTCAGCTAACGCTGTCGCAGGGTTACTTGCTGTACCTAATATAGTCCTTTGTTTCTCTTGAGCTTGTTTTGGAGTCTTTGGTTTAACCTGCGTGGTAGAAATTACAGGTTGTATGCTAGGCGCAGTCATCTCAGATGACGTGCCTGGATCAATAATTTCGAATTGTGGCTCCTGAGATGGTGCACCTGGATCAATAATTTCAAATTGTGGCTCTTGATTTTCTTTTTCTACGGTGGGTTCTTCGTCTCTAAAGAAACTTTTGTCCATAGATTGGGTCATCAAATCTGTGATTTCGTTCCAAGGGACTTCATCCAAAGTTCCGTTTATTGCCATGTTCTCTAGAACGGACTTACTAACTTCAAATGGTTCATATAACCCAACAGATAAAGAATCCACACCACTAACATTTGCTTCTTTTAGAATCCGCATTATTTCAGAATCGTCTAATCCTAAACTTTCAACATCTTTCATGGTGTTGTAAAATCTATTGTATGCTCTGAACCTTGCGTCGTTTGCGTCCTTGTATGCCTCTAACAATTGTTCTTTTGTTACGTTAGGACGACGGGCCAAAGAGTTGAATA